TCCATACCACAACAATGGATATGAATCCATTCTTCGAAGTTATTGGGCTTTAGCCACAAATTATTACAAAGCCAATCAGGCATAATCCTACCGCCATCGTGCTTCAGATAAGTCTTGGCTGTCTTAGTCATTTCCATGTTGGGGTATACATCGAACTGATAAACTCGCTCCATAGTAATATGCTGGTTGTCGCGGATGTAACGAGAAAGCTTCCTTAGTGCATTAATATCTTCAGTTAGACCTGGAACATGAATATGCAAATGACCATGGTTAACACATCCTGCAGTAGGAGGCGTTCCATGTTCAACAAACATATCGTGGATTGTCATAATACGATCGACCTGTTCTTCCCAGGTCTTAGTTGGCTTAGTATTAATTTCGCCGCCAACAGGAGGATTAACACCCTTCGGATCGGAACCCATACCGCGATAAGGCTCGCGAAGATTTACAATATCAGTCTCGCAATATTCCCATGCACCTAGATGTTCTGGGATAGGCATGTTCCTGTCAATATCTCCCCATTCAATTTCGAAACCATAGGTAAAAGTCTTAGGGTCATAATTCATTGCAAGTCCTCAACGTTCTTTAGTGGGGTGAGAGATATTTCAAACTCGTTATATTGTTTTTCTGTTTGGATATACTTCTTATACATATCAGTTTTAGACAGCCCAACAAGACCAGCGCGTATCCCAATATTCTCTGTTGATGTTAATACTGTTGTGGTTGAATCTGTATAGTAATATAAAGGTCTTGCTTCGTTCCTAAAACCGACTAGTGTTTTATCCGCAAACAAAACGCAAACCGCCATACTAGCAGGATTAAACTTAGTTAATGGATCTCCTCCATTTTCTATGCATCGCAAAATAAGTTCAGAGTCGTTAGCAGTGTTAGTCTTTAGACCGTAGGTTTCTTCCCAAGTAGTCGGATCTTCCTGAGATATGACTCCATTATGTACAATGGATATGTCAGCTGATGAGAATGGCTGATTATAATTAAGATCAGAAGTAGAATACCTGATATGTCCAATACAGTAAAGATTTCCATCTTCGTTTACCCAATCTTTAACATCGTGTTTTGCGATAAATTCATTAGCAGGAATTGGTTCTTTGATTGTAACAATCTCGCCGTTCTTTACATACGAGACTCCAGTGGCATGTTTGCCACGAATCATGGACTGAAGAAAAAGATTACGCACTAAAGCATAATCTTCTTCACCAGCATTTTTAATCTTAATACCGAGAACGCCGCACATTAAAAGAAAGCGTCCAGACTCGCAGCTGCAATCTTTGCATAAGGGTCTTTCATATTATTAGCCTTCATATAATCAAACCATTCAGCTTCATCCCACATGCCTGGAGAAACTCCATTCCAAAGGGGACGTGCATACTTATGTTCCTTATTATGGCGACGATCTTCGACATACTTCTTACGAAGCTGCTCATAATCCCAAGGACCAAGATCAACCATCTTTTCGCGGAAATACGAAACAAGTGTCAGGCGATCGTTGTCATAAGTCTCGTCAAGTGCATCGTTAGCATGAATGCCACCATGGTTATTTACCAGAAGCAAATCACCAGGCTGCAGGTTGATAGCAATGCGATATTCCGGAAGCATGAACTCAGCGCCCCTCCAACCCTTACCATCAGGACCAGTGATACCGCAGATGTTAGAGAAACCTTCATGAAGATCGCCTGCGTCGCGATGGCAGGCAGTACGCCAATTATGGTTAACAGTTAGCGTAGTGAATACAGTATCGCTGATCAGGAACCGCTTATCAAGCTTATCGGCTTCCCTACGCTGCGCAGCGTAACGAATAGGAAGCATCTCCTCAAACTTCTGACTTAGCTTGTTAAGATATGGGAATGAAAGAGCAAACTTATCAGGCTGCTTCTCAGTATAAGCACACTCGCGACCGTACGGAATGCGAGGGTAACGGTCAAAGTAACCAGCGATACCAGACATAACTGACTGGGCATAATTAGTGTCGGAGATATAGTTTTCAATTACAAACTTTGCCTCGGTAATCTGCTCCTCGCGCGACATATTACCAAGACCAACAAGCCACTTCTCAAACCAACCGTGGTATTCAGGATACTTCTTAGTTACCTCTGAACGCAACCAGACCTGCCCACGAGTTTCCTCCTTAGAACCCTTCTTATGGGATTCACGGATAGACTCGAGCGTAGTACCGTCGTCAAAAGTATTTGTTGGGCGAGAAAGAAATGATAGAATTTCAATATGCTCGGCAGTTACCCAGTCGCGATTACCACGACCTTCCTGACCGAGCTGATTTCCACGAGGACCAGCAGCCATGCCACGATTCTGTGATTCAGTTGCAGCTTCCCTCAGTCCAGCATAAGCAAGATCCATTTCTTCTTTTGTGAAGATGTTCTTGCGATACTTGAAGATGATATTATCTTCAGAAATAGTACCGTCAAGAGATTCAGCATAAAGATCGCAATCCTGATCGATAATGCGATCAGCGTACTCTGCGCACGTGATGAACGTACCCAGAGTTTCTTCAGAATCAATCTTCTTACGAACGAGAACTTCTACCATTTCGATCTCCCCAATGTTCAACTATTATAACCTATTTACTCTTTAAAGTAAAGGGTTATTTTAGTTGTCGAACAAAACACCCTTAATATCAGGCGGAGTCCAGCCAGCTGGTTTTAGAATCTTACCATCTTCACGACGGATAACCTTGCCGTCAACTAGCTTTGCCATATTACTGCGGTGAACTTCCTTGAATACTTCATCAAGGTCGATGCCGTAAGAAGCTGCAGTACCGCATGCGATGTAAATGATATCAGCGAGAGCATCAGCTAGCTCGACGATATCGTTCTGCGACTCAGCGTCCATATACTCATTGAACTCTTCAGTCAAAAGATTGATTCGCATCTGACGTTCGTTTGTATCCGGAAACTCAGGAAACTCACCAACACGCTGCCCGAAAGCTGTATGGAAATCAATCACACTCTCAAACATAGTTCTATTCATCTCTAAAATCCAATTCTGCAAAAACTTTCTTGGTCATTTCATTACCAAGATTCAAGATAAAAATATGCTTCCCACTAGTAATCATAGCGGAAGCAAGCATAAGCAGATCCTGTTGGTTATCACACATTAGAATCTGCTGTTCAATGGGCTGCATAAGTTCAGCCATTCGAGCTACACGATCTTGTTTATTCATAGAGCCACTCCGGTGCATCACGGTATTTCCAGCTAAACATTCTCTGCTTACCTTTCTTGTAATAATTACGATAGTTCACGATAGGATCTTCGGAGATAATATATTCATCCGCCATAGCAGAAGGCATAGTGGTGAAACCATGTTCTGTAAGATTAAGTGGAGGGTTCAGTAGCATATAGCCAATCTCACCTTGGCATACATGTTCTCTTCCATATCGATAGGTATATTCGCCCATCAGAGCAAACATGTGATCCGCAAGCCAGGTGTAATTTTCTACAGTCTTACGACACCAAACTGCAGAAGGATGATTGACATGAGTTGCTGAATACAGAATGCCGTCGCGCTCATCAGCAAGAACGAAACGTTTTACGCTCCTGCCAGTCTTAGACTTTCCTGGAGTCTCAACGCCATCGAGAACCCGATGGGCTGTCGAAAGAAGCTGCGCTGACTCAAGGATCATTTTGACAACATGCTTGTCAACCATCCATTGAGCAGCTTGAGCGGGATCACGGTCGATGTAGAATATGTTCATTTGGTGTTACATTCATTTCGAATTTCTTGCCGAGTTTCCAGCGGCGAAGAGCCTGTTCACGATGCACGAGATTTGCACTATGGTAAAAGATCTTACCATCCATATGCTCCATCTCATGCTGGAACACACGAGCAGTCATACCAGTAAACTGCTTAGTCATCGTCTCGCCATTCGGTAGGGTGAATCGTACCCTGACGTGCTGCGGACGCTTTATTTTAACGCATAACCCATTATAAGTCAAGCAGTTTTCTTCCAGGAGAACCTGGTCGTTGCTAAAAGTTATGATTCTTGGATTGAAACATACGAAATTTTCAGGAACACCACGCATGCAGAATACGCGATAAGGTAGTCCAGCTTGATTGGCAGAGAAGCCAAGACTGTTATTATCATAAAGAAACTTAACCATGTCTTTGGCAAGCTCAATAGGATCAACAGGGGGATTGCTAAAATCAAAAACATCGCATTCTTTCTTCAGAATCGGATCATTATCAGCTACTAGGTTTAGTTCCATCTTTCGCCCTCACAGTTATTTTACCATCATCTCGGATGTCCCACAAAAGTTCTGTATTTTCGTGCCATCCCATCTGAGCTAAAAAGTCGGCGGGGAATGTTAGCAGTAATTCTCCGTTTTCGTTTTCTTGCAACTCAGCAACCCAATTGGGGGTAGTATTGTTTACCATTACTTCCTCTTGTACATCTTATGCCACAACCAGTTATTGAATCGGGTGGACTTTGTCATCACCCAATAAGCAAACTTACTGTTCCAAAACCAGTGATCGTACTTGTTGCGCCTTCTACAATCGGTCATGCTGCAATCCTACTAAAGTTTTTGACCTTCTCGAACTTAATGACCTTCTCGAATTTGTCATATAGCTGATCGGTCTTATGGCTAATTATAAACGTATTTGTATCAGAAGTCAAGGAATTTATGATCTTGATAAACTCCTCGGTACCATTTGAATCTAGCGAGCTATCAAACACCTCATCCATAATTAGGATATTGGTATTGATCGAATTACGTAGCTTCGCGAGCGAGCGCCAGGTAAATAGGATGGCTAGATTGATGCGCATCTTTTCGCCTTCCGAGAACGAGGCGTAAGAGAACACATCGCGGTAGCGAGACTTGATAGTCTCGTTGAACTGCTCGTCGAGCTCGAACTGACACATAAACTCCATAGCAGACAGATACTTGTTGATCAGCTTATTGATAACAGGAATATACTGCTTGATAATCTTCGACTTGATACCGCCGTCCTTTAGCAGGTTACTTACTACCGAAAGAACATTCTTTTCTTCTGACAATTCATTATATTTATTTTCCAGAGCCTTCATTTCTTTCTCGAGGTCTGGTACCTTGCTTGTATCTTCCTGGGCGATAGTTTCATTAATGTTTGTTATTTCTTCTTTCAGCGAATCAATATATTCGTTCAATGAAGCAATTCTTACTCTCATACCCTTCATCTGAAGAAGGTTATCATTGATTTGACCAACGATAGTTAGGATATTAGAGATTCTATTTTCAGCAGCTTCGTATTCTTGACTTAGTTTATCGAGACCTTCCTTTATTTCGTTGATCTCAGTTTCCTTGGCGTTTACGGTTTCGCTCTTGAATGCTTCGTCGATTTCCTGCTTACAGGTTGGACAGTTATCGTACTTATGAAAGAAACTAACCTCTTTGTTTAATGTCCCGAGATTGGCTTCAATCTTATGACGAAGTTCGTTGAGTTTGTTGAAACGTTTAGAAACAGCGGGTTGATCTCCGATACAATCTTCTAACTGTCTGTTGTTTTCCGTCCACTGCGCATAATCATATTCAATCCTAGCAACCTCTTTGCTGGTTTCAAGAATACGCTGCTTCTTCTCGTCAATCATCTTTTCGTTGCTGTTCTGAAGCTGCGTCAAATGCTCTTTGATCAGAGTTAGCTTCTCTTCAGCTAGCTTCTTAGCAGAAGAATTAGCCTGCAGACTTTCTGTGTTCTCAAGAACCTTATCCTTGAGCAATGAGTTCATTGTAGTAAAGATCTGAAGATCAAGAATATCTTCGATGATCTCACGACGCTGATATGCAGTCAGCTGCATGAACGGCTGGAATGTCGCCGATCCTAGAACAACAACCTGACAGAACGACTTATGATTTACCTTTAGGATCTGGGTTTCCAGAACCTCTTGGTAATCTTTCATATCCGCAGACTGATTCAAAAGAATATCGTTCTGAAACACCTGAAATACGTTCGGCTTAATCCCGCGAATAATCTTGTAATTATTAAGACCGATAGAAAACTCTACCTCGACGACTGCTTGCTTTTGAATAATTGTATTCAGCAGCTGCGGCTTATTAATCTTACGGAATGGCTTTCCGAAAAGAACAAACGAAAGAGCATCAAGCATAGTTGACTTACCAGCGCCATTCTCGCCGACTACGAGCGTGGTGCTGTTAGCGTCAAGTTCAAGTTCGGTAAAGATATTCCCAGTTGATAGGAAGTTCTTCCAACGTAGCTTACGAAATGTGATCATCCTAGAGTCATCGCCTCGTTATATAAATCAACAATTTTCTCGGTGAGTTTAGTCTTATTGATATTCTTTAAATCGTAACCTTCAATATACTTCTTAAAGATATCTAGTGTCGATTCAGCTTCATTGATAATCTCGGCATCATCCCCAAGATCTAGGTTCAAGTGATCTTCAACGATAGAAATTTCAATAGGATTAACACTTTCAAGATTCTCGATAAACTTATCAAACCAATAATGATTAGTCTTATTTGTAACGATAACCTTCAAGATACAATGCGCATAATCTTTATAGTTAATCTTTGTTTTTAGAAATTCTTCATCAGCATCATTGTACCAAACTTTCTTAAACATTCTATAAGGATTCTCGACAAAAGTTAGCTGCCTTGTTTCCGTATCAAAGATGTTAATCCCTCTAGGATCATCATAATCGCTCCAAGTAAACTCAGCATGAGACCCAAGATAAAAAATGTGCCCATCAGTAGACCGATGATGATAATGCCCGGACATAACCATATCA